CTTTCCACATCTCTTGAAACATACCTTGGAATTGTTTTGTGCCACGTTCAGTGACAACAGCGGTAGCGGTAGCCATAATTTTTCCTTTAAGTTAATTAAAATATGAGAGAAGAGGAAGACCTTGTGAGCCTTCCCCTAATACTTCAATTAAGCTGGAACAACCAGAGCAACAGCACCATAGTCACGCAACTCAGACACACCGTACAGAGTGTCAGAAGTGAACAGAGTACCGAGCCATTCTTGCTTGTACTGAGTTTGAGCGCGAATACCTTGTTGTTCCACCAAAACCATAGAGTCTTTGTGGCCCATCAAGCAAACACGTGCAGACTTAGCAGCACCTGAACCGTCATCAGCAGCGTTAGGAGTGTCAGCGTTCGTAGAAGTGAACACAGCCATACCGTACAAGTTACCGATTTCACCGTTGCGGATGGTGTTAGACGAACCAGCTTCACCAACGAAAGCTTGTTCAGTGTAACGAGCCAAGCCCATCAAAGTGTTACGGCTTGATGGAGGGATCAAGAAGAAACGGTTGTCCATAGGTACGTCTTGGTCGTCAAGGCGTTGGATGGTACGACGGATAGCAGCGTCAGTCAAAGCAGACACGTTGTTAGTCGAATAGTCATAAGCAGTAGTACCGTCACCACCGATGTAACCACCAGAGTAACGAGCGCCAGTACCGCTGTTGAATGTACGACCCAACTTAATCAAGTCAGTATCCACTTGTTTAGCCAAAGCGTAACCAGCGTCATCAGTGTAGAACTGACGCAGAGAAGCCAAAGCTTGAGTTTCAACGATGTCTTCGATCAAACGGCTATATTCATAGTGTTTGTTGATCGACACAGCGATGTTGCTGTTAGTAGAAGCTGCTTGGATGGTAACAGTAGTAGCAGCAGCTTTAGCGGAAGCAGCACCACGGTTAGGCGATGGGATATAGATGGTGTCGCCGCGCTTGCCTTTGAAGTTCAGTTTCTTGACCAAGTTAGCCAGAACCAAGTTCTTCTTATAGGCAGCTACGATCTCATCAGACCAAATAGCGGGGATAAACTTGCCTGTTACGGCACTTGCGGTTACGGCATTACTACCGTCAAAATATGTAGCCATTTTTAAATGTCCTAGTTAATGTTTAATAAAGTTATTTCACACGACCTTCAGCGTACGCTTGCATAATCTCATCTTGGAGACTGTTGTAGCGATCTCTGTCGGTCAGCTGTAGCCGAATAAGGTCGGCCCGTCGATAGACCCGTTTAGATGATTCACCTGAACCACCAGTGTCAACAGCAGCTGCTTTCAAGTTACGAGTGACAGCTTCTTTACCAGATTCTGTTACTTGTTTAGCTTTCACGCCCTTCAACTGTTTAAAGGTAGACAACAACTCGTTAGCGCTATCGTAATCAAATTCACCATCAGCTTTAGCATACAGACCGAGGCGAACGGGAGATTGTTTTACCCACTCCGCAAACTCGGGATCCTGAACAATGCTTGTAAAGTCAGGATGGTTTTGATTCAATTTCTGCTGAATCTGCATCTTCTTGAACTCTTGAGCACTTTGACGTGCAGCGAGAACATCGGGATGGGAATCAATAGACTTACGAATTGCCTTCTGTGGATCTTCAAAGAAGTCAATTTCAGGCTCTACTTCAGTAGGTTGTGGCTTATTGTTGGAGCTGAGAGATTGTTGCAGAAGCTGGTCAGCAAGTTTCCTTACCTCGCCTACCTCTTGCGCTTGCTTACCGATTAGCTTTTCAGCCTCTTGGTGCATCTTGATGATCTCAGCAGCACTTTTTCCCTTGTATTTCTCAGGAATGTCACCATGATCTTCTTCAATCTTTGTTACCCCGTTAGCGAGTTGCTCAACTACATCGAGTTCGCTACCATTGGAGCTATCATCTTCTTCAATATCTACTAACATACTAATCCTTTTCCTGCCGCTTAAATAACGGTTCTAGGAGTTTTAAAAATGAACACGACTACGTTGGGATGGTAGTTTCTGCGTTCCCTTGTTTTCTCTCTTGAGCGAGCTTTTCAGATCGCTTTCGAGTCCATGCGTCATAGGCTGTCGGAAAGGAGCCTGTGAAAGCCTCTAACTTCATGGTTGGTGCACTCATGACCCTTGTTGCCTCAACACCACATTCCTTACAAGGAGTTGCGTGGATCGTTTCGTCTACAAAGGCTTCAGTGCGATGAGAATTTGAACAAACAAACTCGTAGATTCGTCTAGCCATTGGTAGCTTCCTCTTTGAGTTGCTCGAACGTCTTCTCGTATGAACCTTTCAGTCCATATAACCAGTTCAATATATCCAACTGTCCACGACGAAAGTCTAATGGGTGTGTTTCCGTGACAGCGGATATCTTGTCGTAGCTATTCTTTACTCGATCAATGTCTTCCATCAGATCTTTCCACCCTTGAGTGGACATCATCTCGAAAGCACTGTCGTAAAATCTTGCAAGTTCTTTGTCCATAAATAAGGAACGGAGTCCCGTAGGAGAACCTATTAGTTAATAAGGGTGTACTGTATAGTACTTTAATGACTTTGTCAACCCCTTTGTAGTACTTTTATGTAATTATTTTATGCCCAAGGCAAACCTGAAGCTTTAACTGGAGTGCGTTGGGACTCAATCTGAGCCTCTAGAGCAGCTTCCACAGCTTCTTTGTCTACCTTTTCCCAAAGCCACTCAAGCACTGTAGCTTCAGTCAAAGTAGCGTAGTCCACGAAAGACTCACCACGTTCTAGCTGTTGAGTACTGTAGATAGAGGCGTTAAGGTCTCCAACATCAGGAATACCTACAGCCTGTGAAGCAGTCCAGTGAATAGTAGTTACCAAACCATCAGCGGTTTCACGGTCTAGGTTGTTGATTGTCCAAGTAGTTGTCATATTAGGCTTTCAGAGCAGCGATTTGCGTAGTCAAATCTACTACGTCAGCTTGCAGTTGAGTGATGATGGCTTGTTGTTCTTGGAGCAAAGCAACAAGGTTAGCCATTACTTCAGAGCTTGATGGCTGAATGGATTGAGGAATGATGTTTCCATTTTCATCAACAGCATCTTTTTCGCCGTGACCTGAATACTTGGCAACTTCCATGAATTCGTGAGCAATAAAACCAACGCCTTCGCCTGAACCATCCCACCATTGCCACTTTTTAGGTTGAAGCGCCATGACAAACTCTTTAGCGCCTGTAAGTGCTTCAGGATTATTTTTAAGACGGTAGTCAGAAGTCAGGTTGTAAAGAACACCTGTTGTACCGTTTTGAGTGATGGAGCCAATGTTAGAACTGTTGTATCCAAAAATTAAATAGCTATATCCAGAGGCTGTGCCTGAAGCATGACCAATAGTTGCATAACATGAGCCTGTGCCGGGAACCGCACTAAACCCTTTTGACAAATCAGCCGCAGTTGTTTCTCCCACCAGCAAATTCCCACTAGCATCAAGCACCGCTTGTGTTGTCCAAGTGATAGCTGTACCAATAGCCGCAGCAGAACCCTTGCGGAATGTAAATACACCGTCAGAAATGTCTAAGTTAGCTGGCTTGTATGTTGCTTCGCCGTTTTTCCAGCCACCTGCGTAGTAAGCTGAACTTGACAGAGAAAGGTCACCTTGAGAACCAACGATTGACGTACCACCATAGCCAATTTCAAGATTAGGGCGACCAGAACCAGCACTAGGAGTAACACCCAAGCCTAGGTTGCCTGAACTGTCAAAGGTAGCAACAGTTGCGCTGTTTGTGCGAATACGAAGCGTTGGGTCTGATTGACCAATCAAAGTTATGTTGCTGTTCTGATCGCGGTCACCAATCAAAACCCCATCAACACGAAGACCGCTTCCACCGCCGCCTGTATTTAAATAACCTGTAAAGGTTCCATTACCAGAAACAGTCAACTTTTGTGAAGGAGAACTTGTACCAACACCCAAGTTAGTACCATCAAACACCAAAGCACTACCTGAAGTGACTACTTTAGAGCCGTTCAAGTAAGCAACACCGTTGGCTGTGCCTGAAGTCAAGATAGGGTTCTGAGCCAAGGTAGCTACTTGACCTGTGGAGATGTCTACAGCCTCAGTAGAGCCGTTAGTACGGAGTTTAAGGCCAGCAGCGCTATCTACTACGCCTGAGCCAAGAGTGACTTGAGTTGCCATATATTTAAGTTTCCTCGTTAAAGATTAGTTAGTGCTTACGGAGTTCCGTTAGCGACAATATTGGTAGCTGAGGTGATAACACCTGTGGAAGACATAGAAGCGATAACTGTAGCTCCGTATTTGAATACTAATTTACCACCGGATTCAACAATGGAGAAACCCGTGGTTACTACTGAGCCAGCTGAACCTGTTGTGTTTTGATTTAGGGTAGGAAAGCTAGTAAGAGCTGCTGCGCTACCATTAGGAGCCAACACATCAGTACCGATAACTAAACCTAAGTTAGTACGTGCTGTAGCCGCTGTAGCTGCTCCTGTGCCTCCGTTAGCGACTGCTACAGTACCTGTAAGCGTAGAAGCCGCAACAG